AACCACTTATGTCCACAGAGGAATGGCTCAACGATCTTTCACCAGATCTTGGACATTGGCAGAGGACACGGAAGTTAGATCAGTTGAATTTGAGGATGGGTTACTAAGTATCGTTCTGGGAAGAATTGTACCCGAACATCATCAAAAGAAGGTCTGGTTCTAAATACTTTTGGTTAAACTCCAAATATCGTCGCAGACGGAGGGGGAACTGGCCAAATCCAGTTGTAACCCCTCTTTTTTTATGCTATAATACTCGGAGAGGTAAATTAAAAATGTCGATTAAGATTGCATTATTGAAATCGGGGGAGTCGGTAATTGCCGATATCAAAGAACTGATTTCTGATAAAAAGATTTGTGGATATCTGTTCAAGAGACCTTATATCGTAGATCTTGCACCTAGTGAAGAGGTTCTTCTTTTGGAAGAAGGACAAACTCCACCAGAAGATAGAAATGTGGGAGTTAATTTTACTCCTTGGATTTGTCTTACATCAGATAAGGAAATACCTGTAAGATATGACTGGTTGGTTACTGTCGTGACTCCAGTAAAAGAAATTGAAAAACTTTATGAGGAGATGATTAATGGACAAGACGATCAAAGTGATTCTACTGACGAACAGTGAACGAATTATTAGTGAAATTGATGAGGTTGGTTCTGAAATTGGAGAACCAGACTGTAAACTTATCAAACCATATGAGTTAAAAGATTTAGTTCCTTGGATTGGAGAGTATACAGATCAAAATGAATTTATGATTAGTTCTGATAAAATCATTACGATGACAGATCCTAAACCAGACTTGCTTAAAAACTACTTGAAAAAAATTAACTGATGAGATTTTACACCAACGTTCAAATGGTCGGTGACCACTTTCTTGTGCGTGGGTATGAGAATGGAAGGCATTTTGCTACAAGAGAAAAGTTTTATCCTACATTATTTGTTCCTTCCAATAAAGAAACAAAATATAAAACTCTTGAGGGGGAATATGTTGAATCAATAGATCCGGGAACTGTTCGTGATTGTAGAGAGTTCATCAAGAAATATGATGGTGTCCAAAACTTTAAGGTCTATGGTAATGACCGATACATCTATCAGTATATTTCTGAGATGTATCCAGAAGAAGAAGTTAAGTTTGACACTACAAAGATCAAAATATCTACGATTGATATTGAGGTAAAGACTGAGAATGGATTCCCTGATGTAGAGTCTGCCGCAGAAGAAGTTCTTCTTATTACTGTGCAGGATTATACCACTAAACAGATTCGCACCTGGGGTCAGGGGCCATTTAACAATAAGCAAGAGAACATTATCTACAAAAGTTTCAGAACAGAATATGAGTTACTGAATGACTTTATAAACTGGTGGATGATTGAGACTAATACTCCTGAAGTTGTGACTGGATGGAATAGTGAACTATACGATATGCCTTATTTGGTGAGGCGTATTGATCGTATTCTTGGTGAGAAGTTAATGAAACGACTTTCTCCTTGGGGTTTGGTGACTGAACGTGAGACTGTTGTAATGGGTCGTAAACAGATCTCTTATGATGTTGGGGGTATTACACAACTTGATTACCTAAATCTATATAAGAAGTTTACTTATAAGGCACAAGAGTCTTATCGGTTGGACTATATTGCAAGTGTAGAACTTGGACAAAAGAAACTTGATCACTCTGAGTTTGATACATTTAAAGATTTCTATACTAAAGGGTGGCAGAAGTTTGTAGAATATAATATCATTGACGTGGAACTTGTTGACCGCATGGAAGACAAGATGAAACTGATTGAACTCGCAATCACTATGGCATATGATGCTAAGGTGAATTATAATGATGTGTTTTATCAAGTTCGTATGTGGGATGCGATCATTTACAATTATCTTAAAAAGAGAAACATTGTAATTCCACCCAAAGAACGTTCAGACAAGGATGCAAAATATGCAGGAGCATATGTTAAAGAACCGATTCCGGGAAAGTATGATTGGGTTGTGTCTTTTGACCTTAACTCTCTCTACCCTCATCTCATTATGCAGTACAATATCTCTCCAGAGACACTCCGGGAGACCAGGCACCCATCAGTTACAGTTGATAAGATACTTAATGAAGAACTGACCTTTGAACTGTATAAGGACAGTGCGGTATGTGCGAATGGTGCCATGTATCGTAAAGATGTTCGTGGGTTTCTACCTGAATTGATGGAGAAGATTTATAAGGATCGCACCATCTATAAGAAGAAGATGCTTATTGCAAAACAGGATTATGAAAAAACTCCGACTAAGGCATTGGAGAAGGAGATTGCACGATGCAACAATATTCAGATGGCTCGCAAGATTCAACTCAACTCTGCATATGGTGCTATTGGTAATCAATATTTCCGTTACTACAAACTGGTCAATGCGGAAGCGATTACGCTTTCTGGTCAAGTCTCTATCCGTTGGATTGAGAATAAGATGAATGGATTTCTAAATAAGATTTTGCAAACAGAGAAAGTCGATTATGTCATCGCATCTGACACTGACTCAATCTATCTTAATATGGGACCTCTTGTTGATAAATTTCTTAGTCATAAGTCTGACGATAAAACAAAGGTTGTTCAGTTACTTGATAAGATCTGTGAAGACAAGTTGGAACCATTCATCGAACAATCTTATACGGAACTTGCGGATTACGTTTCGGCATATGAACAAAAAATGATTATGAAACGTGAGAATATTTCTGAACGTGGTATTTGGACTGCGAAGAAGAGATATATTCTCAATGTATGGAATAGTGAAGGAGTTCAGTATTCGGAACCAAAACTCAAGATGATGGGTATTGAGGCAGTCAAATCATCTACACCGGCACCATGTCGTCAGATGATTAAGGATGGTCTCAAACTCATGATGAGTGGCACTGAAGAAGAAGTAATTGACTTTATTGATAATTGCCGTAAAGAGTTTAAGGCACTTCCACCAGAACAAATTGCATTCCCCCGTTCAGTATCGGATGTTGTGAAGTATAGATCTTATTCTGATATCTATTCCAAAGGAACACCTATTCATTGTCGTGGAGCATTGTTGTTCAATCATTATATTAAGGAGAAGAAACTTGATAATAAATACTCACTTATCAATAATGGTGAGAAAATTAAGTTCATTTATCTGAAGAAACCAAATATTATTCAGGAGAATGTGATCTCATTTATTCAAGACTTTCCACATGAACTCGGTCTTGACAAATACATAGATTATGAATTACAATTTGAAAAGAGTTTTTTAGACCCACTCAAATCTATTCTTGATGCGGTTGGGTGGAATGTGGAGAAAACGGTAAACCTTGACTTATTTTTTGTGTAATGGATTTTTTAAAAGATATCGTAAAGGAAATCGGAGATGACTTTACCAAACTGGCATCAGACATTGACGAAACTGAAACATACGTTGACACTGGTTCGTTCATCTTTAATGCTCTTGTATCTGGCTCTATCCGTGGGGGTGTTTCTGGTAACAAAATCACTGCAATTGCTGGTGAAAGTTCTACAGGAAAAACTTTCTTCTCTCTCGCAGTGGTTAAGAATTTTCTGGACTCTAATCCTGATGGATATTGCCTGTATTTTGATACTGAGGCAGCTGTCAATAAGTCACTCTTAGAAAGCAGAGGAATTGACCTTAAGCGTCTTGTCGTGGTTAATGTAGTGACTGTCGAAGAGTTCCGTAGCAAGGCACTTAAAGCAGTGGACATGTATCAAAAAGCACCTGAGGAAGATCGCAAACCCTGCATGTTTGTGCTAGACTCTTTAGGAATGCTTTCGACTGAGAAAGAGATTACTGATGCACTCAACGAAAAGCAGGTTCGTGATATGACAAAATCACAACTGATTAAGGGTGCCTTCAGAATGTTGACACTCAAGTTGGGACAGGCTAACATTCCAATGATCGTTACCAATCACACTTATGACGTTATCGGCTCTTATGTTCCTACTAAAGAGATGGGAGGTGGTAGTGGCCTTAAGTATGCTGCCTCTACCATTATTCATCTTAGCAAGAAGAAAGAAAAAGATGGAACAGAAGTCATTGGAAATCTTATCAAGGCAAAGACTGCTAAGTCACGTTTGAGTAAGGAAAACAAGGATGTCACTATTCGTTTATTTTATGATCATCGGGGTCTTGATCGGTATTATGGTTTACTTGAGTTAGGTGAACTTGCAGGAATGTGGAAGAACGTTGCCGGTCGTTATGAGATGACCGTTAATGGTGAGACTAAAAAAGTTTATGCCAAGGCAATTCTAAAAGACCCAGAAGTTTATTTTACAGAAGAAGTAATGCAGCAACTTGATGCTGCCGCAAAAAGTATTTTCTCTTATGGAACGGATTGAGACCACAATTCTCAGAAACTTAATATGTAACGAAAATTATTCTCGTAAAGTAATTCCATTTATAGAACCAACATATTTTGAGCAAAGAGGTGAAAAAGTAATCTTTGAGGAGATTACTCAGTTCATTGTGAAGTATGGTTCTGCCATTACAGCAGAAGCACTAAATATTGAGGTTGAGAATCGGACAGATCTAAACGAGAGTGAGATTAAAGAAACCAGAGATATCTGCAATTCGTTTACGGATCTTCCAGTAGACAACGAATGGTTATTAGATACCACCGAAAAGTGGTGTCGTGATCGTGCGATTTATCTTGCACTGATGGAATCTATTCACATTGCGGATGGAAACGATGAGAAGAAGAGTAGAGATGCGATTCCTTCTATTCTTTCTGATGCACTTGCAGTTTCTTTTGATAACAACATTGGACACGACTACTTAGAAAACTATCAAGAAAGATATGAGTACTATCACAGGAAGGAGGAGAAGGTTTCGTTTGATCTCGAATACCTTAACAAGATTACGAGCGGGGGCATATCTAATAAAACTCTTACTATCGCGCTTGCTGGTACTGGCGTCGGGAAGTCTTTATTCATGTGCCATGTTGCTAGCTCCGTGTTGCTCCAAGGGAAAAACGTTCTCTACATTACAATGGAGATGGCAGAAGAGAAAATTGCTGAACGAATTGACGCGAACTTATTAGATGTTGCTATTCAGAACATTGTAGATTTGCCTAAGTCAACGTTTGAGAACAAAGTAACTAAATTAGCAGCAAAAACTCAAGGCACACTTATAATTAAGGAATACCCTACAGCATCTGCACATAGTGGACATTTTAAAGCACTTCTTAGTGAACTTGCACTTAAGAAGTCATTTAGACCTGATATTATTTTCATTGATTACCTTAATATATGTGCTTCCTCCCGTTATAAGTCAGGGATGTCTGTCAATTCATATAGCTATATTAAGTCTATTGCAGAGGAGCTTAGAGGGTTGGCTGGAGAAGCCGAGGTCCCTATCGTATCTGCCACCCAGACCACTCGTTCTGGTTACGGTAGCTCTGACGTTGACCTTACTGACACTTCTGAGTCCTTTGGTCTCCCTGCTACTGCTGATCTTATGTTTGCCCTTATTAGCACTGAGGAACTTGAGCAGATTGGACAGATAATGGTGAAGCAATTGAAGAACAGATATAATGATACTGTAGTCAATAAGAGATTTGTGATTGGAATTGATCGTGCCAAGATGCGTCTTTATGATTGTGAACAGTCAGCACAAGAAAATATACTTGACTCTGGACAAGAAGAAGAGTATAATAACGAGGATAGACCGAAGAAATCATTTGAGGGATTTAAGTTTTCATGATTTATTACACAGTCTTCGATAGTGGTGGTAATAAAATTGCCGACTGTGGAACAGAACATTCTGCCAAGCGATTATCAGAATCTAGAAAAGGCACTTACAAAACTAATCGACTTGAATGGAAAGAAACGGTTACTATTCTACCCTTAGAGCAATCAGAACTTCCTACCAGAGATATTACTGTAAATATGGATGGTGGAGTTGGTGGTTCTTGGAATGTAGAAGAACCCGAATACATTGTAATTGAAGGACAAAAATTACAAATACAACAATCTGAACAACCTAAATTAGAATTATGAGTAAAGTAAACACTGACGCATATCTTGAGTTCGTTGATGCTGTTACATCAGAACAAAGCAAAGACTTTGAGGCATTCGTCTATCGTCTTCAAGAACTAGAAGGACAAGAGTTTCCTAGTGAGAGACTTCTCACTGCCTCTGTTGGTATGTGTGCCGAAGCAGGTGAGTTCACTGAGATAGTCAAGAAGATTATCTTCCAAGGCAAACCTGTCAATGATGAAAATCTGTTCCATCTCAAACGTGAACTTGGTGACATCATGTGGTATGTTGCACAGGCATGTATGGGTCTCAATATTTCTCTTGATGATATCATTGAGATGAATGTTGATAAACTCAAGTCACGATATCCTGGTGGTGAGTTTTCCGTAAAACATTCCGAAGTCCGAAAGGAAGGTGATGTCTAATGGACGGTGCAGTTCATGCATGGAATACTATGAGTTATGGAGAAGGACTTCTCTTTTCTCTCTGGTTATTGGGTATGTATTTTATTAAACTAAAAATGGATAAGAGGTTTGGACGATGAGTGAAGAAAAAAAAGTAACATTAGAACTATCTGTCTATCAGGCAGCAGCAGTTCGTCAGTCATTATTTACTGATATAAAAGGATATACTTATGATCCTACATGTT